GAGACAGGGCAAACTGTTCTCCGAACGCGAGCAGGGGAGGCAGGTGTACTTCAGCCTGGAGCGTGGCGATTACTTGGTGGTCGCTGCGATGGATCGCCTGTTCCGGGCCAAGGTGGATGGGTTCGTTACCCTCGACCAACTCGACCGGAAGGGGGTGAAGCGTGTCGTGCTCGACCTGCCTGATCTCTCTGGCCTGGAGGGGGATGAGGAACTGTACGACATGCTGGAGTCGAACATGGTGCTATACGCCCACATGTATCGGCGCATGCTGTCGAGGAAGATGAAGCGGGACAACGCCGCCAAGCGGGAGGCGGGAGTACCGTTCTCTCGTTGCGCTCCCATCGGCTGGCGACAGGTCGGGTCCGGTGCGACCAAGGCTTATCGTGTTGACCACGCCGAGAGGAGGTACGTGGACTTCCTCCAGACCCTGGCGGATGAGGGGATGTCGGTCGAGGAGATCGCCTGCTGGTGCGCCACGCAACGGCAGTTCCCCGTCAAGAAGGGCAGGCGGCTGGCGGCCCCGTCCTACGTGCGATGGGCACTGCGGGCGAGGCGGGCCGGCTGGCCGAAGATCACCAGCGAGCGGGAGTTCTCTCGACGCTGGGGGTCAGGCGAGATCGCTCTCGGCCGCACGTAGTTTCTCGATCGCCTGCTTCACCCGCTTGCCCACCGTGCGAGGATCGCAACCTTGCTCGCACGATAGTTGCTCTAGCGTGACCTGCTCGATCAGCCGGTCCTCCAGCAACCTGCGATCGTAGGCCGATAGGCTGCGCAGCGCACGCATCGCCCGCATCTCTGCCCTCGTCTGGCTTCTTGTGGTGGGCGGGTCAACAATCACCTCGGTCGGGATGTACCGCCCGTCCTGCCGCTGCTGGGTTAGCACCGCTCGATACAGTGCATGCCTGATTGCGCTGCTGAAGTACGTGGTCGGCTTGCTTCGCGCTGGATCGTAGGTGAAGGCCGCCATGCACACCGCCATCTGTGCGACCTGGGTCATGTCCGTTCTTCGGATGGCCGCCCTGAGATCGGGGTTCCGCCGAACGAACACGGCGATCGTGGGCTGCACAAACCGCAGGGCATCTTCCGCTAGGCGCTGCTGATCTGGGGTGAGCCGGCGGCTAGCGCTTGCATTTGCCATCCTTGCAGGCTCCTCCGGGGACGATGATCGCGTCCTCGGCTGGGGGTTCCGCCTCATCTTCCTGACGCCCACGCACCAGCGAGGCGTATGCCGCCTGCGAACAAGCGGCTGATCGTGGGATGTGGCGCTCGACCGCATCCGCATCGGCTGATATCCAAGTCAATAGTGAGATTAGCCAGCGCATCACAGACTCCTGTAGTGATCGACATACTCTGGCGACACTGCCTCGACCGGGCGTTCCTGGGGCGGCGGCTCAAAAACCAACAGCCGCAGCCCCAGTTTGGCAGCGCCGGCCAACGCCCGGAGGAAGGGGCGATCCACAATCCGCCTTGTCTGGGTGCCCACCAACGTACCGGCGGCGAACGATAGCAAACCGATAGCGATCAGTGTCCGGTAGTCCTTCGTCATCGCAGCCCTAGCCAATCGTTGTGGTTGATGTCCCGGTATTTGAAAGCCACCTCGCTGATGGCCCAGCAGTCACCTTGCGAAAGCATCCGCTCGACTACTGAACGATCAGCCCAGAACACGCCATCGGGTAGGTCTTCCGGCCACCGCTCCGCCGTGTAGGCCAGGTAGTCCCCCCATGAGTTCATGATGGCAGCGCCCTCCCGATCAAAGCGCAAGCCAACACAGACCATCTGGTGCATCCACACGCCACGGGCAGCGGCGAACGAATCCTTGTCGAGGGTCTTGGAGAATCCCTGCGACGAAGCCAGCGTGACGGGGTGACCGGACGTTATGGCGGCGACGAGTTCGTCCCAGTTGCGGACCTGCGCCACGTACTGGCAGGGCGTCTTGGCCGCCTCGGCATCGAGCCGCCCATCGTCCCCCTCCCCGCCACAGCCAAAGGCTCCCCAAGCCTTCTCAATCTCGCCGTCCGACACCGTGCAATCGACGCTCGGGTACGGCCGCTTGTAGATCACTCCCCACTCACGAAGCCACTTGGCACCGTGATACCCCGTAGAGCCATCTGAATAGCCCCCATACGGGCGCGCGCCGTCGCCCGGCTTCCCCCTCGCCTCGACCCTGGAACCCCCGTAGAGCGCCCCCTGGTGGACGAGGAGGGGTGGCTCGTCCCGCTCTCCCTGCGACCATGCCACCGCTTCCGAACAGAAGACGGCATGGGCTGCGCCATGCGCAACGCATGAACCTATCCGCTGGTGGCTGACCCTGAATGGCTCTCCATACCGGGAGCGATGCGCCGCATCCATCGCTCGCCAGAGGAACGTGTCCTCGGGCGCTGCCTTGGCCATGCAGTCGGGTGCCGCCTGCGAAAACGTCGGCGTCGGGAGGGAGGCCGCGAACTCCCTGGCACCCTCGGGGTTGGGGCTGTAGCCGTAACGCTCGACAGCCATCGGGCGGAACGTCATCGCTAATGCGATGGCCAGGAGGATAGCGGCCGCTACTGCGGCGAGGTCACTGCGATATCGCATGGCGGGCAGACCTCGCTATCTCACGATATGCGCTGACCCACTTGGCCCGCTGCTCGTTCGTGATGGCCCCCCCGCTAGTCCCCAGTTCTGACTCCAGATAGCCCGCTACGATGTTGCGCATGGCAGGGTGCCGCTGACCAAGCGACTGCCCCTGCAACACAAACTCGCGCGTCCTTGTCCGCAGCGCATCGAGCGCCAGCCCGGTGCCAAGCAGCGGCTCCTCTTGCTCGCCGTCGTACTCGATCACGTTGGCTATCTCGTCAGCCATCGCAGCAAGGGTGGCGGCATCCTCCGCAGCCGTTGCGCCCTGGAAGGTGCCACGCAGATCGAGCGCCCCAGGCGGCGCAGGCTCCGGCTGTGTTGGGGCTGTGTACCAGATACCAAACAGCACCACGGCGATGATCGCGATCCATCTCATTTGGCTTCGTGCCCCGCTATCAAGGCCAGGGTAAGCGCCTCGATCGACTGCTCGGCAGCAGCATCAAGCCGCTCGGTCTGCGCCAGCCGCATGCGAACCAACTGGAGTGCCCGGACGGCGTCGAGATACTCCGGCTGGGCGACCGGGCCTAGCAGGCTCGGCTTCTGCTTTGCTTGTGGCGCTGGCCACATGAGCAACAGGACTACGGCGGCGACCAGAATCCAGACAGTCATGCCTTGCTCCTGATCAGCGGCAGAAGAACCTCGACAGCGCCGGATGCCAGCGAGGTGGTCAGCGCTCGGGCGGCTGGTCTAACAATCCACCAGACAGGGCGCAGCGCCAGCGGGATCATCAAGTCTGCGAACTGGTCGAATATCGTGCCGGCCACCTCGACAACCGTGGCCTTCTTATCGACTCCAGGGGCCGCCAGCGTGTCCACGGCAGCGATCGAGAGCCGGAGGCCACCGACCACCAGTTCTCCGAACTCGGCCACCGTCAGGCCGCCAGCGGCCTTCTGCCGGGCCAGTTCTAGGTAGGCCGAGACGCGGTCATTGAGGGTCTTCGCCTCGCTGGCCACCGCCAAGGGCATCGTCGTGATCGGCATTGCAAGGGACTCCGAAGGCTATACCGTTTATGGGCTGGCGCGGCGGCTTGTCTGCAAGCGCCTCGATCTTGGTTCGCATCCTGCCCTCGTCCCATCCCAACACTTCACAAGCCTCCCCGAACGTGACTAGTCCCTCGCCGCTCGTCAGCCACGCCCTCGCCTGATTCCGTTGCCTAGCCAACTCCTTCTTGCTGGTCGGCCTCCGGCTCTGCGCCAGCGCCGTGTGTACCAACAGCATGCCACAGATACCCCTGTACGCCCCAGCCAGTTCGTCCCGGCCGAGATCGTCAAGGCTCGATTCGATCACACGCTCTAACACGCTCATGTCTCTTGCGTCTGGCATTCCCACCAGCAGGCTGCATAGCCCGCCACATCGACCGGGTTGTCTAGGATCGGCTGGCCTTGGTGGCGGCTCAACTTGTCCAGCACCATGATCTGTGCCCAATCGCTGGGCGTCAGCGGCTCCCGCAGTTTGTGCGCGAAGATCGCGTTGATCGCGCCGACCGTCCGGGCGAAGTGGTCGCCCGGCGCACCGTATGTCTCCCGTCTGTCGGCCACTGCCTCGATACTCTTATGCAACAGTTGCTCGGCCGGTGGAACGCTCATGTCTCTCCCCTCATCTTCAATGAAATCGCACCGTAGATTGCCCAGAACAACGCATCGTGATCGTCCACTATCGGGATCGGGCACTCGGCTCTGGCTAGGTGGCTGTACTCCTCTACCAAACTATCGATCATTACTGTGTCGCTATCGGGTGACAGCCGGATAAGACAGCGATTACCCCCGTAGTGGGCAGTCCCGTGCAGCCCCGGCTGGTCAACCACCCGTACAGTCAGCGGTGTGCGGAGAGGAAAATGCCTCCGCAGAAACCTGACTGCCCTGCGCACCCTCGCTGTCAGTCGCCGTCTGGTAGGCATGGACGAGCCTCGGTAGATCAGCAAGCCGGATCGTCAGCATCCACCCGTTGGTCGAGCGATCGGGCCTGTGCATTAATACTGGGCACCTCCTGCCGCATTGCTTCCCTGCCAGCGTTAAGGCTCGGGGGATATTGAGTCTCTGAACTCTTTTGATCTCCCAGAACAGATCGGGGGTCTGCACCACTTCGATGTCCGGGCTGTCGCCATTGGCCGACCAGCCTGTCCGCTGCTGGGTGCGGATGGCCGCCCAGCCGAACAGGTCGCGCAGCGTGTGGCATGCCTCCAGTTCGCCCGTCTTGCCCTTACGTCTGCTGTTTACGGCCACGGCTCGCCCCCTCTCCTGTGCCTGTCGGCTAGATATTCCTCGGGTATCTCGGATTCCACGTAGGGCAGTGCCTTCCAACGCCGAAGCGCTGCGATCTTCGCCTCGTCCACCGGCCCATCCTCCTCGGCCTTGGCCGTGAGGATCGCCCCATGCGTGAGGTCGCCGTACCCCGGCATCTTTTGCGAATGAAGCGCATGGTGGCAGCGACCGCAGATGCACAGCCAGTTGCTACCGCATGGCAGGTCTTTGCGGCCCGGCCCACCAACAATGTGATGCAACTCCAGCCGCCTGCCCGGCCTGTCTGCGGGCCAGTGGCAGACCGCGCATCGCCCGTGCATGAGCATGTAGTCATTCTTCGTCAGTCCCGGTTCCGATGTCTCTCCGCTCAACTTCGCCCACTCCGATCCATCCATCCTCGACCAATCTGTACTGGGTTGCCTGCCACCCTAATCGCTTGGCTATCGCAAGAAACTCTGGTGAGAACACAGCCACCGGCAGGGCATCGCGCGGCAAGTCGTGCGCCAGACATGCCGCCATCGCACCCGCCAATCCTCGCCGCCTGTAATCTGGACTGACGAAGCCCTGCGCCTGCACTCGCCTCTCGCCACCAACCTGCCATGTGCTGATGACGCACCATCCAACCACGGTTGCGCCGTCCTCGGGATCATTCCGGTAGGCGTAAGCGACAGCCGCTTCGTGGTCTGGTTCCTGCATGGACAGCATGGCTACCCGGTGGAACAGACCCTGCATCTCGCTGCCAGACCTGCACATCTCATGGCACTGCTCGGCTATGTAGCAGGGCATCTCGTCTGCCGGGGTTGAATGGATGTTGATCACTAGAACGGAATCCTGTCGCGCTCTGCCGACTCGACCGCACGCGCCTTGCGTGGATCAGTCCAGCCGTTGTTGTCGAGCCAGTTGCCTTCCTTGTCCTTCCTGCGAGGGAAGAGCGCACCGTCCTGCCGCCGCTGGCCAAAGGCAAGACGGTGGTAGCACTGGTTGCAGCGCATCTCGTAATACGTGTTCCCATCCACCTCACGCACGACGGGCGTGACGTTGGCGCTGTTACACGCGCCGCATGTCGATTGGCCGAACACCTCGCTCGCCTTGGCCAGATCGGTGAACACTTCCTTGGCATCGCCCTCGGCCTCGATCACGATGTTGCCGAAGTCCATCTTCGCTTTCATAAACCTGCTCCTGCGGGGGAAAACTGAATTATCTCTGCTTGTCAATAGCGGCAATCAGGGAACTCGTCCGGGGCTATATTCCACTGACCACCTTGGTAATACATCTCTGGCCCCTCATACGGCTCGTCTTCTGTCCCGAACGGGCAGGCGTCCTCGTCGCCCCCAGCCTGGGCGTATGCGAGGCGTAGCCGGTCGTAGTCCTCGCCCACCACCGGCTCGGCCTGCGCCCGCTCCAGCCGTGATGCTGCCTGCTCTCGCTGATGCTGGGCGCGCCTCTCCTGCCTGGACGCCTTCGGCTGTTTTCGCTTCTTGGCCTTCTTTGCCCCGCGCTTCTTCTTTGGCTGGGCCTGCTTGAACGCCACGCCAGACACAGCGCAGGCCGCCTCGATCGCGTCCCGTGTGCCGTGCCGCCCTGCCCGCCGCTCCAATTCCGCGACCACGATCTTGGGTGGAATCGCCATGTACTCCACACACCAGATCAGATAATTCGTAGGCACAAGGCTGACCAACTGGCCCTTGTACTTGCCGAAAGTCATAGTCTCCAGCACTGCAAATCTCCTGTAGGTACACACCCCGGTCGGGGTGAGAAGGTGGGAATCCGCCTCACGGCCGCAGGGGGCCACGGGCCACACTCGCCTTATTGGTGCTTCAACTCGCCAGCGCTGCCGGTTTCGCGGTCTGGACTTCGTGCGTGTGTGGACTGACTTCAGCGGACTCGCCGCTCCAGCGTAGGCTGGCTTTCTTTAGGCTCGCAGGTTCTTGATTTCTATCCCGCTGCACCCTGACGAGTGGATAAAGCAGCGGCAAACTAGGTTGTATTGGCTTGTCAAGAGCGGCGACCGGCAAGGAACTTGCGGATGTTCCGGGCCAGCCCCTCGTCCCTCACGTGCGGCAGGACGCTCGGCAGATACCACGGGGCCTGCTGGTGTATCTGCCGGAATCCCCGGCCCCTGAATCTCCCGTAGGGCATCCACCAGTAGTCCTTGGCCCGCTTCCCGCCGCGCTTTCCCTCGGCGTCGGCCAGAGCGTCACGCTCATACGCCACTACTCGGCCATCCACCCTGATATGCCGCCGCTTCTCCATCTCGATCCGGTCGAGTTCAGCCTGCTGGGCGGCGAGAAGACGCTTCTCCTCTTGAATGATCGGATCGATCTCGGCCATCAGGATGCCGCCACGCTGGGTGCGGTTGCGGACACGCTGCATCAGGAGGTCGCCCAGGCCCGGCCGCAGGATCGACAGGGCCGTCTTGAGATCGTTGTGGCGGCTGGAATCCGTAATGTCATAGACGCGGAAGTGGGGCTTGGCAGAGGCTGCTATGGCCGCCAGCCGCGCATCCACCGTGTCGAGGCCGTCAATCACGCCGGGCAGGGTGCGCGTCCCCCGACCGAACATCTGCGTGTAGAGGCAGGACGAGGCGGTTGGCCGTGCCATGAAGAGATTCGCGACGTTGGGGCAGTCCCACCCCAATGTCAGGATGCCCACGTTGATAATGATCTGGCTTCGGCCGGATGAGAAATCGTCCAGATGCATCCGCTGCTCCTCGCTGTCCATCCGCGAGTGGATGATCGAGGCAGCCATCTTCCGGCCAAGCAGGTCATCTCGGATCGCCTCTGCATGGGCGATCGACGCTGCGAACACGACGCTGGGCTTGCACTCCCAGTACTGCTCGATCATCGAGGCAACGCCAGCGACGTTCGCCCGCTGCCTCATCATCCGGTCAAGGCGGCTGGCATCGAAGTCACCGAAACTCGCCTTGAATCGGGACAGGTCGAGGTCTTCCAGAATGCATAGGTGCATCTGGCATCCAACCAGATAGCCATCAGCGACTGCCTGCTGGTAGTCGTAGACAAATGCCGGTTGCCCGTAATGCTCCTCCAGCGGATGCTCCTTCGATGTCGGCGGCGAGGCCGTCATCCCGCAGACACGGGCACCGAACGACCGGAACTCCGCCAGCATCTGGAGGGCAGCAGGCGAGTAGTTCAGATGGCTCTCGTCAACGATGATCAGGCCGACAGTTCCGAGATATCGCTGATAACGCTTCCGGCTTTGCAGCGAGGCATAGCAGGCCACGATCACGCCATCATCGTCAGCCCGCTCGGTGCCCATCTCGATGCCGCAGTCCACCCCCCGGAGGCGTAGCCGGTCAGCAGTTTGCTTGACAAGTTCCCTCCGGGGGGTGATTACGAGATTGCGAGCAGCGCCCCAATCTCTCCCTAAAAGCAGGGCCGCGATCTCGGTCTTGCCACATCCTGTGGCCATGTAGAGGGCAGTGCGATCATACGTCTGCAACGCCTCCCACACTCGCCTATCAGCCTCTGACTGATATGGCCTTGGCTTGTACACCCGCTTGGGCTGGGGTGTGTCCCTGACCTCGATCCAGTCCATTAGCGACCTCTGCACTGCGGCCATCCCTGAAACCTCCCTGTCATGTCGCGCCGGACAGCCGGCGCGAGGCGATCCATCTGCTCCTCTCAATCTCCGGCTTCCACTCCAGCCTGATCTGGGCTGTCGCTCTTGCGATTTCGTCTGGGCCTGGATCGCTTGGCCGTCTTCCGGTAAGACCGCTTTGATCGAACAGCGCCACCAGTTTCTGGGCTGTCAGGTTGTGGCTCTTTGCCACCTCCGACACCCGCTTCGTCTCGCACTCCTGCCACATCTGCTGAACGTCCATGTTCAGGCTCCTCGGGTTTGCCAAACAGCGAATCAAACCGACCAGTGGCCACCCCTCTCAGGATGTCCAGTTCAGTAAGCACCGCTTTCGCATCGTCGGGAAGCGAGGCCATCGCCTCGACCACGATGTGGTAGGCGTCAGGCTCCAGTTCCAGCGGTTGCCCGCTTGCGATTCGCACCGCTGCGTCGGCCGCGAGCAGCATTCGCGTCTTCGTTTCCAGAAGCGTTGTCGTGTCCATCATCGTTCTCCTCCTTCTTGGTGGTGAGTTGCTTGGCCCTGGCTTCAACCGCCTCGTCGATTTGCTCCAGCGCGTCTGGAGCCATGTCGCCGCTGGCAATGCGCTTCTCCGCAACGCCGCGATACTTCTCCAGCGTTGCCGCATCTGGTGCCACGCCGATCGCAGCAGCGGCCAGTTCGAGGTTCGCCCGCCAGCGCTTCTGCGTGGCGGGATCAACCGGCTCGGCCTGCTCGACACCAACGTCCTGCACCCCCTGCCCGTCGCTGTCCTCCTCCGTAGCGATCGAGAGCAGCCCTTCGATTGCAGTCCGGCAGAGCAGGGTCATGGCGGCCTTGCGCTCTTGGATGTCCGCGATCTGCGGGACGCGCAAGGTCGAGGTCAGGTACTCGCCAGAGGTATGCCGCAGGATCGTGGTGACCCACGGCATGCTGTCGCTCTCCCCGTAGATGTGCTGCATCCACACACCGTTGCGGGCAAGAACGGGCATGACGGCCCGCCGGATCGCAGCGATGCTTGCGTAGCGGTATGACTCGCCATCCCGCCAGCCAGTACTGTCGAACTGGATTCGGGGAAACTCGGGATGGGCGGCGCAGAGGGCCGCCACGATCTTGCCGGTCGCTGGCGATTCCTCGCGATACATGCTCACTGTCAGGTTTCCGATCTTCATCACTCATCTCCTTTCAAAGCGAACGGGGGGAAATAAATGTCCTGGCTGTCCCTGGTCAGGCGATGCCAGCAGCCCATCTCTCGCCGCATGGCCAGTTCGTCTAGCAGCCGCAGGCACTCGTTGTGGCCACGGTCCACGATCTTCTGCGGCAGAGGGCCAACGACAGATTCGTAGGGCCAGAC